CCCGAGGACGCGATCCTCGGCCTCGGCGAGGAGCAGCTCGCGGTATGGGCCGAGCTCGTCGAGAACCGGTTTCATCTCTGGGAACGAACCCCCGCGCTCTGTGACTACTGCGGGGGCAAGGCGTTCGGCTCGCTCCAGGCTGCGGCTAAAATGGCCGCGCTCATCTCGGGCGACGTGCTCGTCGTGCTGCTCCAGGATCCCGCGACGGGCCTGCCGCGGGTGCGGCTCGTATCGGGGAACCGCGTGCAATCGCCCTTCGGCTCGAACCTGCCGCCGCTCGCCGAGGGTCACGAAATCAAGCACGGCGTCGAGCTCGACGCCGACGGGCGGCAGGTCGCCTACTGGCTCGTTTCGCAGAACGCGACGCAGGTGCGCGCCGAACGCATGCCCGCGGTCGGGCCCTCGGGGCGCCGGATGGCCTGGCTCGTCTATGGTACCGAGCGGCTGCTCGACGAGGTGCGCGGCGAGCCGCTGCTATCGATCGTGTTGCAATCGCTGCGCGAGATCGATCGCTACCGCGACGCCGTGCAACGCAAAGCTGCAATCAATGCGATCCTCGCGATGTTCATTTCCAAGGATCAGGAAACGATCGGCTCGCGCCCTCTCATGGGCGGCGCGGTCGTCAAAGGAAAAGACGCCGTTGCAGGCCCGACGAGCGGCGCCCGGCGCACGTTCAATTTCGCCGAGATGATCCCGGGCGCGGTGCTCGACGAGCTCGCCCCCGGCGAGAAACCGCAGGGGTTCCCGCCGAACGGCACCGATGAGAAATTCGCCGAATTCGAGGAGGCGATCGTTTGTGCGATGGCTTGGTGTTTCGAGATCCCGCCCGAGATCCTGCGCCTCTCGTTCTCCTCGAATTACTCGGCATCGCAGGCCGCGATCAATGAGTTCAAGCTGTATCTCAACCCCGTGCGCATCCAATGGGGCGACGACTTCTGCCAACCGATTTACATCGAGTGGTTGATCAGCGAGGTTCTCGCGGGGCGCCTCACCGCACAAGGCCTGCTCGATGCGTGGCGCGATCCCGCCAAGTTTGACTCGTTTGCGGCCTGGACGTTGGCCGACTGGAGCGGCGCGATCAAACCGAGCGTCGATCTCACCAAGCAAGCGACGGGATACACCGCGCTCGTCGAGCAGGGGTTCATTTCGCGCGACCGCGCTGCGCGCGAAACGACCGGCACGAAATTTAGCAAAAACGTGCAGAAACTCGCGCGCGAGAACCTCGCTCTCGCCGCTGCAATGAAGCCGATCAAAGAGCTCGAGGCGCTCACCAAACCGGCGGCGCAGGCGCCGAGCTCGCCCGGGCGCGGCCTCGCCGCGGTACCGGACGATCCGAACGCCGACGACGACGCAGAAAAGGACACGGAGGAAAATGCTCTGGTTGCTTGAACCCGACACGCTGCGCCGGATGGTGCATGCGCAGGAACATTTCGGCGACGCCGCTGCCGTGCTGCGATGGGAGGCCGAGCAGGCCGCAGCGGGCGAGCCCGAGTCGCGCGACGGCCTGCCGCAGGGGTTGCAGGTCGCGGGCAACACCGCGACGATCAGCGTCGAGGGCGTGCTCACCAAGCGCCCCGATTTCTGGGCAAAGTTTTTCGGCGGCAGTAACACGACCTATTCGAGCGTTCGTAACGCGCTCGCATACGCGGCGAGCTCGGCCGAGATCGCCGAGATCGTGTTCAGCGTCGATAGCCCCGGCGGCAGCGCCGACGGCCTGATCGAGCTGCTCGACGCGATCGCGCAAACGCGGCAGGGCGGAAAGAAAATGCGCGTCCTCGCCGATCAGGCGCAGTCGGCCGCGTACGGCATTGTCGCCGCGGTCGGCAACATCGAGGCCCGACACCGCGGCGCGACGTTCGGCAGCATCGGCACGGCGGTATCCTATTACGTGAGCCCGAACGTGATCGAGCTCACCAATACGGACAGCCCCGACAAGCGCCCGAACCTCTCGACGCCCGAGGGTAAGGCGGTCGTGGTTCGGTACCTCGATCAGATCAATCACGAGTTTGTGAGCGCGATCGCGCACGGGCGCGGCGTGCCGCTCACGCGAGTCAGCGACGGCTACGGCCGCGGCGCTTCAATGACGGCGGCCGAGGCGAAACGACTCGGCCTCATCGACAGTATCCAATCGACAGCACCGCGCGCGGTGCCCAGCAACAAAGGCAACTCAATGGCAGAAAGAGATCCGGAAACAGCAGACCGCGCGGCGCAGGACGCAGCCGTGCAACGGGGCGTCGCCCAGGAACGCGATCGCGTCCTCGGGCACCTCACCCTCGGCGAGAGCTCGGGCGACATGACGATCGCGCTCGAGGCGATTCGCTCGGGCGCAGGCCTCACCGCCGAGCTCACCGCGCGCTATATGGGCGCGAGCATGAATCGCGCTGATCGCGGCAAGCGGCAGAGCGAGAGCAACACCGCGGAAGCGCAGCTTGCCGGCGTGGGCGCCGCATCGCCCAACAAAGAAACAACCGACCTGGGCGATCAGGTCGTAGCCGTCCTCACGAACAAGGGCGGAGAAGGCGGTTTCGTTCGTGGCTAACATCACCATTACCAATAATGATCTCGGCAGCGTCGCGCTCGAGGTATGGGCCGCGCTCGAGGCGACGTTGCAGAACGTCGTCGCGAGCGAGCAAAGCTACGTCGAGGGAACGCTCCTCGGCCGCGATCCCGCGACGGGAAACCTGCTCCCCTACGCGCCCGCGGCCGCGCCCGATAGCGTCGCTGATGTGACGGTCGACGTCGCGAGCATTCCCACGCTCGAGGCGACCGACACCGCGGTCGTCGTTCCCGGCGCGCTCGTCGGCGATCTCATCACCGTCGAGCCGCTCGGCACCTGGCCCGTAGGGATCACGCTGCCGCAGGGCCGTTGCGTCGTGGCGGGCACGGTCCAGGTGAGGATCGCGAACGTCACCGCCGGCGCCGTCGATCCCGGATCGCAAACGTTCCGGTTCTCGATGCAGCACGCCGCGAACGCCCTGTCGCCGAAATACGTTCTCACGTATCCGGTGACGATCGGCGCCTCGACGACCGCGCGCGTGACTGTGATGAGCGCGGGCAAGGTCAATTCCCGGCGCCTCAAGGTCCACGGCGCGCCGCCGACGGCCGCGACGGCAGCGGATATCGATGCCTTGCTCGATCGTCCGATCATCCCGATCGATCTCGAGCAGCTCTCCAAGATCGACAATCCGCAGGCCTGATCGCCGGCGCCCCTTCCCATCCTCGCGCAGGCCCCCGAGCGCCGGCGCCCTCAACCCTCGCAATTTCCCCTCAGCATCGAGCTAACCCATGAGTGACAAATCCACGATCGCAATGATCGACATGTACCTCGAGGAGTCGTCGGCACCGGCGTTTCTCTCGGGGTTTTTCCAGTCTCCACCGCAGAATTTTCACACGACCGAGGACGTCGAGATCGACATTCAACGCGACACCGAGCAAGTCGCGATTGTGATCAAGGATCTCAGCCTGCCGCCGAATCACAACGAAAACTCGCTCTATACGAACAAGCGCCTCAAGCCCCCGATCTACGATGAGGCGGGCTCGATCACGGCGTTTGACATGATCCAGCGGCAGCCGGGCGAGAACCCGTTTCAAAATCCGAACTACGGCGCGAACGCGGTGCGCCAGTCGTTCGCGATCTTCCGCAAGCTCGAGAGCAAGATCCGTCGCGCGATCGAGCTCCAGGCCTCGCAAGTGCTACAGACCGGGTCGGTGTCGCTCCTCGACAAAACCGGCGCCGTTGCCTACACGATCGACTTCTCGCCGAAAGCAACGCATTTCACGACGCCGACCGCATGGGCCGCCGACGGCACGACGGGCGCGCCGCTCACGAACATCGCCGATCTCTCGACGGTGATCCGGCGCGACGGCAAGCGCGAACCCAAGCGCGCGATCTTCGGCGCCGGCGCGTTCGCTCGGTTCCTCGCCAATCCCAAGGTGATCACCGCGCTCGACTCGCTGCGCGGCATGATCGCGCAGGTCGCGCCCGAGGTGCGCGGGCAGGGCGCGACGTTCCAAGGATGGGTGTGGGTCGGGCATTACCGGCTCGAGATGTGGACCTATGACGGGTTCTATCAGCACCCGCAAACCGGCGCGTTCACGCCGTTCGTCGCGGACAACAAGGTGATTTTGTGCGGCGACGGCCGCCTCGATCTCACGTACGGCGCGATCCCGATGATCGTTGCGCCCGAGCAACGCGCGCTGCCGTTCCTGCCCCCGCGCATTTCGAGCTCGAGCGGCGGCCTCGATCTGACAACGAATGCTTGGGTGACGGACGACGGTAAGCGGGTGATGGTATCGGCGGGCACGCGCCCGCTCACCATCCCGACGGCGATCGACACCTTCGGCTGCATCACCGCGTTCTGACGCGATGGGTCTGAGGGAACAAGCCAAGCTCGACGCGCGCGCGTTCCTCGAGGACGACTCGGGGTTCGCGTGGCCCGTGACATTGACGACGCCGCTCGGCGTCGTCCTCTCTGTCAAGGGCTACACGAACGACGTCGGCCAGATCATCGATCCGGAAACGGGTGAGGCGGTGGCTGGCCGGCGTGCGTCGTTTACCGTCTCGCGCGCGGCGCTGCCCGAGCTGCCCGAGGCGGTCGCGGATCGCGGCCGCAAACCGTGGCTCGCAACCTTTGCCGATAGCGAGGGCGCGATCGGCACCTGGAAAGTGATCGAGGTGCGGCCCGATCTCGCCCTCGGCGTGATCGTCCTGATCCTCGAGGTGTTCAAGCCGGCGATCTACCGGTTCAGCCCGGCGACGCTCACGCTGCCGAGCTTGCTCGTTTCCGGCGAGATCCTGCCCGTCGCGATCATTGAAGGGCCGCCCGGCAATGTCGTTCAACCTCTCGCGCTGCCCGAGCTCCAGATCGCCGGCTCGATCCAGCCGTTGATCTTTGTGCTCGCCCGATCGAGTCAAGCGTTCCCCGTCGCGGCGACGTCACACCCGGTCGCGGTCGCGGCGCTCGCGGGCGCGGGGCGCAAGCTGGTCATGTTTTTTTGCGCCGGTCTCAATGCTGCGATCGCGCCGCCTGTAGGCTGGTCAGAAATCGTCGTCCCCGCGAGCTCGGGGTTTTCAATGACTATCTTTTGGAAAAATAGCGACGGCACCGAGACGACCGCGAACGTCGGCATGGATGCGCCGCGAGGAGCGCTCGCGCGGATCTACGCGATCGCCGGCGCGCATGCTGCGGCGCCCGAGCAGGCAACCCCGGCGATCAATAATAGCGTATCGGGTACCACGAACGTTCCCGGCACCGTCGCGCCGACGTGGGGTTCGGCTCGCAACCTCTATCTCGCCGTGCTCGGCGTCGATCGGAGCGCGGCGCCTCCCAATATCGCCGTGAGCCCGATCGGCTACACCAATACCGGCGAGATCCAAAACACCGGCACGCCGCCCCAGGATTGCGCGCTCGCGTTCGGCGAGAAGATCGCGACGTCGGGTTCGGATACGCCGAGCGCTTGGACGTACGGGCCCGGGCGTTCTATCGGCCTCGCCGTCGCGGTGCGCCCGGCGTGATCGCTTCACTGAAATAGGATCGAACCTTGGCAAACAACCTCCTCAGCCCGACGATCTACTCGAACGTAGCGCGCGAAAATCAGCTGCTCTCGTTCAATGGTACGCTCACCGCCTCGCCGAGCATCGCCAATCCGCTGCTGCGCATCCGAAACGGCTCGACGACGCTCGTCGAGTTTGCATTGCATGCGAGCACACCGCTCCTCGGCGGCAGCGTCGATGGATCGGCGGTGTTCAGTTTCATCGCCCCGAACGCGATCGCCGTCGGCGGCGCGGCGACGGTGCCGGACAATTATCAGGTGATCGGCCGCGATAACGCGGTGCATCTCGGCGGCGAAGTCTTCGGCGGCGAAGGCATCACGATCGGTCAAACCGTGCTCGCCGATACCATCACCGCAATCGCGCCCGGGGGCTGAACCTATGCCCGCGCTGATCACCGAGCTCATCGACAAAACGGACAATGCCGAGATCATCCGCGATCAGATCGCGGCGATCCTCACCGTCGAGCTCGCGAATCAAGCCCTGCTCTCGGGCAACCTCCCTTACCCCCGCGTATTCGTC